GTAGATGAAGACACCAATCGCGCTCTTTTTGCTAAAAGATTTGATGAAATGCTCATTGCGGCGGGAGAAACAAACGCCAGAAACCGCGCAGGAATTATTTTACACCACGTTAATTTACCACAGTTTGGTGGATATGGGTACGGGGATAAATCTAAATTAGTGGGCATAACAAACGAAGTTGCTAGGTATGGTCTTACTGGTGTAGCGTATGTTTTCGGAGAAGCATACCAAGCACTGATAGGCGATTTGGAAGTTGGGAACTATAATCTGTCTGACTCTGTGGATCGTCAAGCGTGGGTAGATACTTTTGTTCCTAAAATGCCAGCCTTGATACAAGACAGATACACACAATTAGGTTTGAACGTATCCTATCCTGTTGCGGAAAGAATTGCTCGTAGATTCTCAGGACTTGCATCTGCGGCTGCTGCTATCGCTGTGGAAGTAAAAGGTGGCACTGCTCCTGCAACAGCGCGTAAGATTGCTGCTGGTGCAAAAGAAGCAAAGTTATTTAGAGAGTTTAGAGACAAAGAAGAAAAGCTTTACCCTGATGCTGAACCTGAAGACATAATGCGTAAGTTTCAAACAATACGAAAAAGACAGATTGGAAAGATGTTTGGCTATACTATAGATACGGGTCTTATGGTAGAGTCTGTCAAAGACATAAAACTTATCGGGGGAATTGCAGGTATCATTGAAAAACCAATTGCTTTCATAAATGGTATGCGTACATCTAGTCGTTTTAAAGCAGGAATGCACTTGGAAGACGCAGCTATGGCTGCAAGTAATCGTACCGAAGTACGAAACATGGCTAGATATTACTCAGGTTTACAAGGCCAACGACGGGCTTTACTGGATCGTCAAAAGTCCCCGAAGGGATTATCTTTCAAGGACTCACAGCGTCTGGATGATGTTAATAAAAAAATACATCAGACTAAAATAGAACTTCGCAAAACTGTAGTAGAATCCGAAATTCCTAAGTTTGTTAGAGAAGCTAAAATTCAAGACGCTTGGGTTATAGTGGGAGCGACAACTGGCAATCAATTTGCCGAAATATACGGCGGCGATCCTATGTTGGGAGAATTTGTAGGGGGTATAGTGGGTATTGTCTACGGTATGGTGCGAGACAAAAACCAAGCAGCAAAGTTGCTTAAAAAGTTTGACACAGAGGACATAAACGAACAAGATTTAGACCTTGCAGGTTTAATCCTACAGAACATGCAAAACTTTAGCCCAGAATTTCAAGAAGCTTTGAAGACACGAGTCAAGTACTTCAACGGTCTTCGCCAAGAACTAATTGCAGCAAATGTAGACCCGGAATTATTAGACACATCAACAACTAGAATATTTGGTTTATCTCTTCTTCAGACTATTGAAGAGGGACAAGCTCTTGACATACACGGGCCAACAGCAGCAGCTTTCAACGGTAACGTGGAAGGTCTTACAAAGAACCTACAGCAACAACAAAAGCTTCTGGTTGGACTTCGTAGTACCCTAGAAGAGTTACGCCTGATAGAGGGTGTAGACATAGAGGGTAATCCTGTAAACAAACTGTATGAAACTGTAGAAGCAGCAGTAAAGTACGCAGACGGAACCACTGAACAATTAAAGAGTGACCTTGAGGTTTTAGGTAGAACCTATGAAAAGTATGTAACGGGTGCAATTCTGGGTGGCGACGAAAAGCTAAGTTTCTTAGATACGGGTTCTGATGGCGAACTAACGGCTGCTTTTGATAGCCTATCAAAGCACAACATATCAAGAGTAGACAATTCCAGCATAGATGCCATACGGGATGAAGCAAGGCGAACTTCCGACGTACTTTCCTCAACTATTGCTGCAAAAAGTAAACAAATTGGTCGTATGTTACCAACTCAAAACGAAGTAAATGCACAAGTTAAGGGTACAATTAAAAAAGGAACTATATTTAAACCCGGACGGGGCGAACCCAAACTAAGTGAGATTGATACAGCAGGAGATGCTCTTTCTGCCTTAGTTGAAAATGCAAACGTAAGAGAGAAGAATATAGCTGCTGCTCCTTTTCGGCAGCTTGATAACTCTTTTCTCTATACAGCCGACGGAAAACTGGTAAGCAAACAGGGTGCGTCAACAGATGCTGGTCCTGTTATAGATGAGATGTTCAAGCTTCTTGGTAAAGACGAAGGAGTTATGATTCTTCGTCAAATGAGTGGGAAAACTGTTTCAGCTACCAATACAAGAAAAATGTTTGATTTCCTTAACACTGCAGCCGGATCGTTCGTGGATGATGCTGCTCAAAAATTAGGTAAGGATGCAAACGAACTTAGAGAGGAAATTTTAGCAAGTGCAGGTTCATCTCGTGACAAGAGTATACCTGAAGACTTGTTTATTGCTCAACAGATTAGAAAAGATGCTGCTGAAAAAGGAGTAGAACTTGGGGTGTTACCCATCAACTTCCAACAAGCAAAAGAATTATCTTCTGCTTTGAGTGAAGTAGAGTTCAAGGCACCTGACGCTTCTAAAATGTCCTACCAAAAATTAGGACTCAAGGCTGACAACCTTATGGATAATTTTGAAGTAACAACAACCTCTGGGATGAGAGTTCCAGTAGGACAGTTGTTTATTAAAAAGAAGGATGGTAGTCTTAAATCTACCGTAGAAGTCCTTGAAGATGGTAACAAACTGTGGTCAGACTACAAGACACGATTTTACAATGATGAGAAAATAGGTAAATGGTTAGGGTGGAGAAGTAAAGATGGCAGGTTACCTAGAGAGTTATCTCCTGATTATCCTCTGGGTATAGACTATGGGGATAATAAACCCACTAGCTGGCTAAACTTTGAAAACATCTCCACCATGTCAGACGGAGATAAGAAGAAAATTACAAGCTCCCTGCAAGAAGCGGTGGGAGTACTACAGCCTAACCAAACTCGCAGAATAGATTTACGAACTGCTGATGGAAAGGCTATAAAATCAGTACTGGAAGCTCACGCAAGGGAGTGGATGCAGGAAACTGTACGTAGCGGTAAGCAGATTGACTTTAATGAGTTTCGCAGAAAAGCAAACAGCTTACAAAATACTTTTGAGGGCGTGGATGCTGATGGTAATAAAACAAAAATACTAAATATTGATGATGTTATGCGGGATGTCTTTCCTGATTTTGGACCAGATGCAATAGATGAAAAACACTTCAATGCAGCCATGTCACAGATAGAGGAATTTACAAAGAGGAAAGCATCTGAAATAACCAAACAGACTAAGAAAGTTATAAAGGGCTACGAGGAGACAACAGCTTACTTGCAAAACATTTCTCGTACAAAGCTTGACTCTAGTAACGTTGGTTCCTTTTTAATATCAGGGGGTATCGGACGAGTTAACGATGTTAAGGCTCATCTTAAAAAGGCAGGAAGAAGCGAAGAGGATGTAAACTCAATACTGACTGCTCTACTGACTGAAGAAATAAACAGGAAAGCTTTTAAACCTACAGGTACACATCAGATTGATCCGCTAGATCCAACACGTTTAATTCCAGAGCTTGACTTCGATCAAGAAGCTCTTAAGAAATTTATGGGATTCAATGAACCTACAACCAGAGAAGCTGTCATGGATATTGTTGGAGAGAAGACCTACAAAACATACGAAGCCATAATCAACTTTACAGCGAACCAAACTATTGGGACACCTGCCAATATGAATCTGACGGGTATACCCCGGAAGTTTTCCGTAGAAAGCTACATCAGTAGGTTCTACGCCGTCAACAGGGGTGTAGTTAGCTTCAGGTACGTAGGTACAGAGGCTATACTCCAACAGATGAGGCGAAGAAACATGAGCGTTTTAACGGCTGCTTTAACTAATCCTAGAGTTGGTACGTTGGTGGCAGAGATGATTGAAACCGGAAAGCCTCTTCCGGCAGACAGAGAGCGACAATTATTTGAAGCACTTGTCGTTGCTCTTGAAAGATTTGATAACGTAAACAGTGCCGTGTCTACTGGTGATCAATCTTTAACTATAGTGAGTGACTTTGGACATGCCTTTACCTTTGAAAAGGCTAAAAAATTCTATCAGGAGAAAGCTTTATAATGAAAACATATAACAACGGCCCTCGCAAGGGAATGATGTATGGCGGTGCTGCGAAGCGTAAGCCAATGATGTACGGTGGAATGGCAAAAAAACCCCGCAAGAAAGCTCAAGCGGGGGGAATGATGGCATCAGGTCAAGGACAGATGCGTAATCAAATGATGCAATCGCCCATGACAAAATCTATGGCTAGACCAATGAAGAACGGTGGTAGCTTAAAAATGGTTAAAAACTCTGCAGGGGATATGGTGCCATTTTATGCTGCAGATGGTAAGGGAAAAAGCTAGATATAGTTTCTGGATTTTTCCATCATCTCATCTGCCATAGATCTGAGATACCTTAGAAGGGATGCGGTTGAATGTGACCCATCCCATTGGGGTAGTCCCTCGACCATTGTAGATTCAAACTGTTCTGGCTTTACTCCTTGCCAAATCAATTCTATGGTTCCATTCTGTTTTAGATTAGCCTGAAATGTAAACAGGTTAGCTTCTGTACTTTTATTAGCCATCTATTCTTTTTAATTCCTGTATTGCTAGATTGTAACAATCAGCTTTGAATACAAAGCCGTTGCTTGGGTCTACGTCACCCACCCTGTAACGAGTTGCTTTCTCGTAGAAGGTTTGTTTCGGTATTTCACCAAGAATCCAAGCTTTACTATGATCTGTAAGAATACGAACAAAGACGTAACTGTCACAGTCCTGCTTGGTTCCATGTGCAGATACAGAACAATCATAGTTAGGTGATGGAGTAGTGTTACAACGTTTGGTCTTTACGTCCACACGTTTGTTTCCAACCATCAAGTCAAAGTCTTTATTGTTGGCATCCTCGCCCCCAACGTAATCTTTAACAATAACCTCACCAATAGCTCCAACAACATTACTAAGACTACCAGTTATGCTGCCCTGTAGATTACCTACAGAGGCAGCTTTCTTTTTGGCGCGACTAATAATATCAGGTGTTATCTTTATCTGTATCATTATCTTCCTTTGGATAATACACTTCAACCCACGACTTACACTCAGGACATTCTAGGCAAGTAAGTATAGTATACCTGTCCCCTGTCATTTCGTCTACATCGTGGTCACCGACCCATCTTAACTTTGTTTTACAATGCCAACAATTCACGATGCTGTCAAGTCAACAACTTCACAAACTCCTGCAGTACAAGCAAGTTCACGAGAGCCACTGGTGTTGTCTTCCTTTTCAAATTCTGTGAGTTTGTTCCAATTGATATGCACTACTTCCATACGCTGTTTCCACTCAAGATAGTCGTCAGGGCCTATGTCCTGATAGGGTGCTTGCTTGTAGGTGTGATCACTGTGAGGAAGGAAAGAAACTCCTGACGCTACATCAAAGTTCTCATACACCCACGCACCTACTTCCATCCACTCCTCTTCTTTTACAGATACAGTTATAGATGGCTTGTGTTCGCACCAATGTAAAGCGTATGTCTTCCACAACTCTAGCTGTTCTATGGCTGTAGTTTGCGTACGAGTAACTGCCCCTTTAGGAGACTGCATTGGGAAACTAAACACAGTAACATTGTCTGGCTTCAAAACGTCTCGTTCTGCGGGTACACCACTGTCAACAAGAAATTGTGTAAGCGGGTCTTTATTATCTCCACGTACTGTCCTTATAAAGTGGTCGTTGTGTCGTGCATGTATCCCGCTTGCTGCGTCCACCAGTTGAGACACAGTACCCGACGGTTTGACACAGGTGATTGCAGTACTCTGTGGGATTCCAAGCATCTGGGCAAAGTTCTTGTTGACCTCTATCGCGTGTTCCCGCATTTCGTCTAGCCAACGCTTGCTGTCTACGTTCTTTGATAAAACGGGATGATCCATGATACCAGTCAAGGATACACCCAATAAACGTTCTTCTTCTGCGTTGTCTTTCCATGCTTTCCTCAAATACTTAAAGTCTACAAGGGTTGATTGCAAAGTACCTAAGATAGTTGCTATCCGTACCTTTTCTTTCAAAGACTCTAGCGTGTCGTGTTCACGAACCACTACCTCTGACAAATTACAGAAACTGTATGGGCGTAAGATTATCTCACTGCAGGGGTTCGTACCCCACATGTGTCCCGTCTCTCGTCTTCCGTTACGAGCCACCTGCTTGTCAGCAGCCTCACGGTTGAACATGCCACGCTCACCTGACTTGCTGTCGTACAAAGCAAGCCATTCACGCATGAAGGTACCCATTTCAGGTTTACCCTTATAAGCAACTGAGTTGTTCGCTAATGCCCGTTGTCCGTTTCGGTAGATTTGTTTATCAGGCTCATCCCACCACTCACCAGATTTAGCATGTCGCATCTGGTCGTCATTTAAATTAGATAAACTAATTAAAGCTGAACGGCGAACGCCCCCAACAACAACTACCTCACCCACCTTACACATAAGGTCGTGGCACTCAATAGGAAACAACCTGCGTCCTGCTGCTTTCTTGAATATCTTAACAGTAAAGTCAAACAGGTCAATCAAGGGCTGTGGACCACTGGCTCTACCACCCATAATTTTTAGCCGCGCACCTGCAGGGCGAATACCAGACGTATCCCAAGAAGGAACTTGTCCCGCATACAATAGTGCAATTAACTCACGATAAGCTTTTGCCCATCCCGGCTTGCTATCTGCTACTGTAATAGTGGTGCTAGAATCACTAAAATTATCAGATACGACAGGAAGTTTGTCAACGTTCTCTCTCTCTACACTAAACCCAACACCAGTGCCGCACATTAGTATGTACATACACTCATCAAACGAACGAGGACTATCAACAGGAATGTAACTACAGTTGTAGCCACACACGTTGTCACGATTAAGAGCCGGACCAGCGGTCATCATTGCTCTCATAGATGGCATAACTTTAAGACCTATAATAGCGTCTTCAATTTCAGACCTTAGTTCACTTGGTATGATATAATTGTGTTTATCACGCACATAATTATCCATAAAGCTAATATATCTGGATACAGTTTCATCCCAATCCTCTCGTCTTTCTTCCCCGTCGATCCAACGAGCATAACGTGACTTGTGAATAAATTGTTGATACGGTGTGGGTAGCATGTTGTTCATGTTTATTTTTCCTCTTTCAATGTGATTAGTTTGTTTAAGTACCATTGTGCTTTTTTAAGGTCTTCAACTCCGTTTTTGTAACGGTATCTCCAGAGGTACTTAATGATGTTTCCTTGCAAGTAGTATTCGTACCCATCACCTGTCGCCGCCGTGATTGCTTCAATGCACTCAACACCTGCTTGATTGTAGTGTGGCGGTTTGTTAACAACATCCTCTTCCCTCATTCTTTTTACCATATATTCTTCGTGTTTCATTGTTTCTTTCCAAAATCAACTTTAATTACATTGTCATCAAACTGGTGTTTAAAATCGTCTTCATATTCTTCTATCATGGACTCTGCAGTTTCCTTAAACTTTATTGAAGCCACACCCTTGTCGTAAACGTCATCAAGATTGTCTCTTATAGTTTCCATAACACCCTCTTGTATGATCATTGCAGGGTTAAAGTCTTCTTCATTCTCATAAGTTTTATTTGTTGTGTCGTATGCTGTCAACGTAAAATTTTCACCGTCAAGGGGTTTGAGTATGATGTAATACCTGTCTGGTAACAGGGACATAATCTCTACCTGTTTGTTTAACTCTGTTTCATCAATGGTCATTTTTTCACCCACTCCATAGGAATAGACCCTTCAGCCCATTCAAAGTTATATCGCGTACACCACGCAGCGTACGTCGTCTTACTTCCCTTGTAAATCTTGTTTTTGGCGTTCATAAATACGAAACGAATATCCAACTCAGGATGTTGTTTCTTCATCAACACCATCTTAACCCTGTCACCCTTATCTAAGTGTCCTTTTGCTTCCACATAGATGTTTGTTTCTGGAAAATAAAAATCGGGAGTGTAATGTCGAGGAGCGGGTATGTATTCAAACCGCTCTTCTTCGTACTGGAACTCAATGTTGTTTGCAGTCAAAGCCTTTGCTAAATTAAGCTCAAACTTAGACCTGTACTTTATTTTGTTACTCAAAAGGTTATCCCTATCGATATTAATCTTTTTTCTAGGTACCCTGCCAGTTTGGGGGAATACTTTTCTATGTTGGTAAGTTCTTTTGTCAAAGGGTGCATCGGCACACATACATACGCTCCTGAAAATGACCGTCTACTTATCTGTTGTAGTTCAGTTTCAACCTTTTTAATATCCCGTGCCTCTGTGTCAGACAACAGGTGACCATCCTTACCGTAGTGATTGATAAGCGTCAAGGGTAATCCCTTTTCGTGTAGCCTCAATCTAGTGACCCTACGTTCTCCCCCTGTGCCAGTGCTGGACTCTATATACACATGACTAAGGTCACTGTTTAGTTCCATAAGTTCTACCTCATAATCTTTCACAAATAGGTACGGCATCTTTACATTTCTTTCTTTTTGAGTTTGTCGTACCACACAAGCGGCGGGTTCTTTGCTTTGGAAGTAACCTTACCATGTAGAACAGCGTTAGGCCAACAATGTGATCTGTACCCACACAAGTTACATTGTCTAGGCAAAACTTTGTTGCCTGTTTTTATAACCTCACCATCACGGCGATAAGTTTCTGGCTCCGACTTAAACGGAACAAACGGCTTTACATCAGGGTCTGTAAGAAACTTAACTCGCTTCTCTGCATCTTTTAAATAGGCTTCTTTATCATCCTGCGCCCAATCCGGCACTTCAACAATAGCCACCATACCACTAGACTTGTTAACAACGATCCACCCCCCAAACGGTAAGCCCGTAGCTTCCGCATAAAGAAACCCCTGCATGACATATCCAAAGGGGTCGTCTTCTTTTAGTTTGTCGTACCCGCCATTTATACCAGTAAACTTGTAGTTGAACGCCCAATCACTAGCTGACTTAACATCCCACACCTTTTCTACTCCCAACTCATCACGTATGATAACGTCAAGAGTACCGTTGACCAGTGTGTCTCCTACCTGTAACTCAACGGCTCTTTGGTAGTCAACAATATCTATCCCAGCCTCTTTCATTATAAGCATAAGGATTGATTCTGTTAGGTCACCAAACATAAATCGAAACAGAGTGTTGTACTCCATGTCTTCCTTGATGCCTTTCTTCTCCAACACTTGCTGGCAAAGAGGACGGCCAAGTCCTGACATACGAATACGAAACTCACCACGTTGACGGACAAGTTGTCGCTCTGCTGCTTCAGTACATTCTTTAGAGAAGTCTTTAACTGCTTGCGGGGAGACAGTAGTTTCCCCCCGCAAAGCATTGACCATGTGGTCTTGTATTTTAAGCAGCGTTAGCATTGTCAAAGTCTGCTGCTAAATCGATATCGTCATCGTCAGCAACGAGCTTTGCCGCTTCACGGTGTTGGTTCATAACATTATCGTTATGACCTTTAACTGTCTCAGCAAACATGGACATGAGTTGCTTATCCTCATCCGTAATGTTTTCCTCACCAACCAAAGCAGGTACTGGAGTCCAGTATGTAACACTGCCTTTTTTATGTTTGTGAGTATTTAAAGAAACAACACACTTCTGCATTAGTTTCTTTTGCTTAGACAGGCTATCAATAAAGTCTGAAATAGGCTTGAATCCAGACCGCTTGAAGTATGCGACTACTGGCTGATCTGTAACCTCGACCTCAGTCCCTTCAGCAGTTATAAAACTGCCGCTAATTTTAGCGTAAATAACTTGATTACACACAACTGAACGAGAGTGCAGGTACGCTAGATCATCCTTTGACAATCGATCTTCTTCATCCCGTGTGAGTCTACCACACTTGTTACCGCCAGTAGTGTCTGGAAACATACCGGACAGGCTTGTCTTCTGCACTGACTTAGAAGAGAATGTTCCACTCTCCTGATCCCACACGCTATACTCAAAGGTACGCAGTATAGGACGAATGTTTACTTTCTCTGCGTAAATAAATCTACCATCTAGGTACATCTTCCACGCTCCACGAGTAAGAGACAAACCATCTTCTGTCTCTGCATCGTAATTTATATTTATACGAGGCAAGCCTACCTGACGATTGTTATTACCGCCTTGCCCACTTGCTTCCATTAGAGCCTCAACGTTATCGTCGTTGAATGCTGCAACAATTGCGTCGATATTATCTATTTCCATTACTTCTGTTCCTGTTTCCATGATTTTTCATGCTCCTTTAATCAGGGGTGTAAAATGATCTTACAGACTTACCACTTCAGTGTCAAGCCAATTCTTTCCTATTTTTAATTCTATTTCAACAGGCATGTCGTATTCAATTCCGTATCGGTTCACACTCTCTGTAGGCAAAGACAACATTGCGTATTCTAACAGTTTGATACAAGCGTCTTTCTCATCAGGATGTACATCAAGAACAATAGAATCGTGTACAGTATTACAGATAACTGACTTTAATTCTCTAATCCGCATCATCCTACTTAAACGAACAAGAGCAGTAGGAAGAAGGTCAGCAGTAGCAAAACCCTGTACAGGATAGTTACATATCGCTGTACGATTTGTGGCTGTACCCCACTCTGTCCACCGCGCAGATGGAAAAGCATACTGTCTACCACTTGGAAGGGTGATCTGCTTCGTTTTAACGGCCTCTCGCTGTAGTTTGTCGTGCCAGATGGACACCCCTTCATACTTCTCTTTAAAGGCTCTGTAGTAGCGTTGTTGGGCTGTTGTTCCGGTGGTGCCACCGTATAGAGGCTTGAAGGTGTGTGCCTTTGCTTCTTGTCGGCTGCATCCGATAATATCTGCAGTATATTGGTGAACATCTGTACCCTCACTTACATCGATGTATGCCTGACTATCCTTTGCAAGAAAGCCAGCTACTCTAAATTCTAGTTGCGAGTAATCCCCTTCAAGTATGTAGCCACCATCAAACCTACTCTCAACAACCTTTCGTATTGCAAAGGTATTACCTCGTGGCATATTCTGAAAGTTAGGATTGCGGCTCGAAAGGCGACCCGTCGCTGTAACACACTGCATGAACTCTGGATGGATGATACCATTCGCATCAACATTGTTTTTCATTCCCTCTACAAAAGTATTAAGATAAGTTCGTAACGCATTGTACCTAATGTAGGCGGTAGCAAACTCCTTTGCTTCCCCGGATAACTCTATCGATCTATCTTCCAACGTTGTCTTATCAGTCTTGAAGCCAGCAGCAGCAGTATCGTATGTATCGCGGGGTACCAGTTTGAATCCAGCAACCTCTCGTGTGGGTGTATAGATCACTCCCGCACCCTTGCAGGGTTTACAGATACGCAGTACTTTACTTGGTTGTCCATTCTTATTAACAGGGCGTACCTTACCGAAGCCGACACATCCTGCACATCTACTGCCAACAGTCTTACGCACCACTTCTGTCATGCGGCGTACAGTTGAAGTAAACGCACTTCTTTTCATACGAACACGCTGCTTTGGTTTCATGGTGGCACCACGCATCTCGTGACCTAAGTTGAATATGCGTGACCACTCCTTCTTATCAATAACCCTGCGTGAGTAAAGAAGGACACTGCGATCATCTGGACTAGCAAGATTAATGGGAGTATCCCCCATTGCTTCCCGCGCCATCTCGTTCAAGCGTATCTCTAGTTCATTCAGTTCTGTCTGAAACTCTGTCTCAATCTGCTTCAGTGTATCTAGGTTTATTTTTAATCCATTACGCTCTATCTCAGTGAGCGTCTCTGTCATCTCAAGCGACAGCCTCAACGTTGGTAACAAAGTCCGTTCCAAAACATAACTCCTTAAATGTAGTGCCAAAGGCATCAAGCTGTTTTAAGGCCACTTCCTCTGTGGCAAGTACGTCAGCTTTTCCGTACTCTTCTACTATCTCCCACGGTATGTCGTAGAAGGTCTTGCCGTCCTTGAGGTACGGCGAAACAAGGTCTTTCTCTTTTTGGGTGACGTTATACTTTTCTGCAACAGCAGCAAGTCCCAGAGGCCAACGCTGGGCTTTTGCCAGAATATACTCCGCAACCATCGTATCATACACTTCTCCATTGAAAAAGAAACCGCACTCTCTGATCCATGATAGATCAAACTTTATGTTGTGTCCAACAATCATGTCAGCTTCATTAAGTGCTTCTTGAAACAACTCAGGTGCAAAGTCGTGAGGTTCTCTGTCTGCATGGTAGTAACAATGATAGTGTACGTTGGGTGATGATAAACGCTTGTACCCAATAGATACAAGACGATTGCCAAAATATGGCAGTGCTGTTGTACCACCCGTTTCTTTCTGTACATGAGTCGTTTCTACATCAAATGTTAGCACTCTCATTTGTTTTCTCCAAATGTGTGTATCATGTGGCAGTTTGCACAAAGAACCCTACACTTTCTGACTTCATCCATCAAACGTTTTAACTTCAAGGTTATCATGTTAGATACATCTCGAACTTTCAGTGACGGGTCTAAGTGGTCAAACTGAAGAGCAGCAGGGTTTTCGTTGTAACCACACAGACTGCACCCCTTACTCATCTTGTACTTATTGAGCCAACGTCGTCGTATTTTTTTCAGACGTACTTTGTTATCATGGTTTCTTTTTTTGGCAGCATAAAACTTATCAGGACTTCTCCAATCCTGATGCTTACCGTTTCTACCCCAGAAGACCATTCCATCTTCTCTGATATCACCATGCTTTACCATCAGTAGTACACTCCACTGTCAATATCAATCTGTGCGTTGATCATACCATGCCATCCATTCAGTTTGTTTTTTGATATGCAGATATGCCTTACTGTATTTTCTACCTCACTTGATCCTGTCTTGCCAATACCAATAATGATATCAGCCTCACCAGCCTTACCAGTGCGTGAGTTGTCAAGCATAGAGTAATCAATCCACTGCCTGTCATGTGCGTCGTAGCTTGCCTGACTAACAGCCCACATCAGCAGTTTGTTTCGCTTTGCTATCTCACGGGCATATACGTAAGTTTCCTTTAAACGCTCATCCCCACGATTGAACTCACCAGATATACGAAACTTGTCAAGCTGGTCACAGAACATAATGTCTGGTTTGTTTAGCTTGGCGTACTCATCCACCTCTTCAACAGAGGTGCCAACAGAGTCCATGATTGTCAGCAGAGGGGCTATCTCATCAATATACTTTAGCGAAAGATTACGCCTGTCCTCTACCATCTGCGTCCTAGTCAATCCAAAGTACGACTGTATTATACGCAGCTTTATTTTTGGTGCGGGTTCCTCGTTTGCCCAATACACAACCTTGAAACCACGCTTGATATACAGCGCGGCAAGAAAGCAACAGAACGTAGTCTTACCCACTTCTGGTCTAGCAAACAATATACCCAAGTTACCCCTGTCCAGACCTGACACGTTCTCCGCAATCAGGTCATAGTCGAAAGGGAAATCAGGATCACCCGCCTCATTGTCCAACAAGGACTCAAGA